AGGAGCTAGAGGAGCAGGAGTTGGAGCAGCAATTGGTTCAATAATACCTGGTATAGGTACAGCAGTTGGAGCAGCCGTAGGTGGATTAATAGGTACTGCAGCAGAAGGATTTAAAGTATTCTCAGACCCTAACTCTAAACTAAGACAAGGAGTAGCAGAATTTGGACAAAAAATAGCCGATGGAGCTAAAGGAGCATGGGAAAAAGCAAAACAAGTAGGAACTGCAGTAGCGGAGTCTATTACAGGCTTTGCAAGTACTGCTTGGGAGGGTACTAAAGAAGCATTAGGTAAAGTAGGCGGCTTTATGTTTGACCGTCTTAAAGATACAGGTAAAGGATTAGCAGCAGTAGGAGGCTTCTTTAAAGATAAACTTACTGAAGGAGCTTCAGCAGCAGTTAGTGGTGTAAAAGCTATTGCTTCTTCTATAGGAGATAAAATATCTGAAGGAGGTGAGTATTTAACAGCAGGTCTTGACGCAGTAACTGGAGGTTTAGCTAGTAAAGCTAAAAGCTTCTTTAAGAAAGGTTGGAGCTGGTTATCTGGTTCTGGAGATGATAAATCTAAAGATGCAGGTAAAAAAGAAACTACCGCAGCAGAAAAAGAACTTGTAAGATTAAAGAAAGCTGCAGAGAAAATGAAGCAGTTCACTATGACAGACAAACAAGCACAGATGCTTGCTAAATCTGGTCAGACTAGTGCAATGATAATGCAAAAATCTATTGCTTTAGGTGCTGATAATCAAATTAAAGAATTTAAGTCAACACTAGACTCAGTGGATCGAGAAGGTGAACAAATAAAAGAATCAAAAAAACAAACAGTAGTACTACAACAAACAGTTAATAAGTTGTCTAAGGAATTGAAACTACTTAACACTGTTACTTTACATAAAATCAACAACCCAGACAAACCTATTATTAAGTTAAGTGGATTTGAAATGGGGAAATACCTTAATCAGGCCTAAAATACGGACCTATTTATAATAAATTAAACAACTAAAACTAAAACTATGGGATTATTAGATTTACTAGCAACTAAAAAAGACTTAAGCCTTGGCGGAGAAACACCTGCGTTATTTGGCGGAGCATTACCAGAATCAACAACTCATGCAGATGGACAGACTATCGCAACAGGAGCATCAGAATTAGACTTAGACGGAGCAACTCCAGCAAAGTACTCAGATAACGCACCAGCATAATAAATGGGATTAAGAGACCTAACATCAGACTTAACTAGTCTTAAATTCAATGACTTTAAATCGGATTCAAATCCGAAGCCAAAGCCAGCGATTGTTAAGAAGATAGGCAAAGGAGGTAGAAATTCTACTTTCGATGTTCAAGGTATCTTACTATCAAAAAGACTTGACGATATCGTTAGAATGGCAAAGCTAGTAGTAGCACGTCCAGGTCTAGAGTTCGCAGCTAAACAAGCAATTGGAGCACTAATACAAGCTAATCAATCAAAAGAATCTTTTGCAACGGATAGCTCTATGTTTAAGTTAGTGTTACAACCTGCATTAGATATATTAGCGTCTGCTGTAACAAATATTGGTCAAACAGCAGTTAATGGATTAGGGGTACACCTTAACAAAGGACTTAAAGAGATAAAAGGAGAAGACTTTAGGAGTTACGAAGTAAGGGCTCTTGATAAGTCGATTAGAAAAGGAGATCTAGATGTTCATAAATTCTCTGGTAAATCAGGTAGAATCAGAAAAGCTGAAAAATTAAAATTAGCTAAGGTAGAGGACAAATTAGGTTCCTACATAGACTATAGAGCAGGTACTGCAGAAGGTACATCTGTAGGCATGGAAGGAGTTATAAAGGATGAACCAACAGAGTTTGACGATCAAATGATTCCTTTCGTTATACAGACGATAGGGTATGATGGAGAGGGAAGTCACAATTATATGAGATTTCATGCTTTCTTAGATAACTTTGACGACTCTTATAACGCAAGCTGGAACCCAACTACTATCCCAGGTAGAGCAGAATCAGTATACCAATATGGAGGTTTCCAAAGATCATCTAACTTCAGCTTTAAATGCGCAGCATTACATAGAGCAGAGTTATTACCGATGTATGAAAAGCTACAATTTTTAGCCGGTGCTACAGCACCTACATATCAAGATTTAAGGTTTGCAACTAAAGATGATGAACGTCGTGATATGTTTAACGACTCTGTAACAGGAGTTCATATGAGAGGTACAATAGTTAGATTAACTATAGGAGATTATTTGCATAAACAAACAGCACTAATTAATAGTGTACAATTTAGCTGGCAACAAGATTACCCATGGGAAATACAAGCCGGTAAAGATAAAGAAGAAGATGTACGTATACTGCCTCATGTTCTAGATGTAAGTGTATCTGCAACATTAATACATGAATTTGCTCCACAAACAGGAGATCAAAGATTTATAGGTTCTAATCTACAGTAATAATGAATAGATATACCACAATAGGGAAGGAAAAAACAATAGAAGGAAGAAGATACATTCAGAATGCTATATATCCTGATATTCCAGAATCCGAAGATGATATATATGTTATTACTACTGTTGGAGATAGATACGATACTTTAGCACAACAATACTATAAAGATTTATCATTATGGTGGATAATAGCTACAGCTAATCCAACAGCAAACTCAGACTCATTAGTAATTACACCAGGAATACAGATTAGAATACCAGGTTCACCATCAAAGATAGTAGGATTATATGAGTCTCTAAATAAAAAAAGATAAACGGTTATGTCAAAAGCATTCACTACACCATCTGTTCCAGGTAGAAGTACCATAGATGAAGAGGTAATAAAACAAATAAAATATAGAGAGGCAGTAATGTCTAATTCTACTGAAAATGCTCCAAGTGAGCTTGATCCTAATGATAGACAATCTCTGATTCATGGAAGCTCGCCTTACTTTAGAATTACCTCAGGAGTAGTGTCAGAAACAGACGGGTGTACTAAAATAACTTTAGGGTCTGGAGGAGCATCAGACGAATTTCAAGGTCATAGACAAGGTATCGATGCAGAAGCTAAACTATTTACTGACCACTATTCACTTTATACAGTAGATGATGCTAAGTACGGTATTACTCCAACACCTATGGTACATAATTTAAATATTTCTCAATTTGGAGGAGCAGTACCAGGTGCTATATTAACAGGAGAGTTTGACATTAAATGTTTTAATAAAGCTCAATTTGACTACTTAGAAAAATACTTTAGTAGACCAGGTTTCCAATTGCTTATAGAATGGGGACATGGAATGAAGATTAATAAAGCCGGTAAATTTGATACAAAATTAAACTTAGTTTCAGAGGGTACCACTGATGAACAATCAACAGATACTTCTAACAGTGTATACAAAATTAAAGAAGAGGCTTCCCAATTAAGAGAAGATTCTGGATTTAATTATGACTACTTGATGGGGACTATAACAAACTACAGTTGGAAATACGAAGCTTCTTCTTACAATATTAACGTAAGAGTAATGGGTAAAGGAAGTGTATCCTTAGCAGTGCAACAGTTAATGGCTCCACCAGAGACAATAACAGCTGAAGAAAAAGATGAAGCAGAAAAATTTAAAAGTAACTATGGTCAATTCTATGAAATTCTAGATGCTGTAGATAAAGCAGCAATTAAAGCTTCAACACCTCAAAGAAATAGATCAAAACCACAACTTGAAACCATTGATAAAGCTAAGTTCGAAGCAAAATTAAAGTCTAAAGATATGTTTGATGCTTTAGAAGAGAATGCAGGTGAGATGGATATGTACCAAATTAGGTTTAGATCAAGAGATAACAGACAATTTAGTTATATAAAATATAAACACCTATTAGGCCTGATTAACCTACAATTTGTAGCAAGACAAGGAGGAGAAGACGCAGGTAAAGGAGATACTTCTTTTGGTTTAGCACCAGACCAGCAACTATACGCTACATACCCAGACCATTTTAGCTATGATCCTGCAATTTGTTTGATCGGTGGAGTTACTGAAAGCGATGGAATAATAGATACAACAGCAGCTAGTAAAGGTGGGCCGTCAAATCAACAAGGTGATATATTAGAGTTACTAATTCGAGTAGGATGGGTAAAAGACTTATATGAAAGCGAACTTAAACTTAATACAAATCCAGATTTTGGTACTTTGGGTTCTTTTTTAACTAAAATTAATAGAGAAATCGGAAGATCATTAGGGTATGTAAACGATATTAGTATAATGCTCGACCCAAACTTAAAATCTGACGAAGGCCCATCCAGATTAGTAGATACTAACACTCCTGCATCAATAGACCAGAATGTAGACGATATACAACTTATACAACCACAGGGTTTAGGTAGTACAGTGAAATCTTTTTCTATTAATAGCGAATTAAATGCGAATCTTATTAACTTAATTACAGCAGGAACAATTGCTAACGATGGTGATGCTGCAAATAGCACCCAAGTTGGACTATCTGCTTTTAATAAAGGATTAACTCATAAATGGAAAGGCCCTAAAAAAGCTACTGTATCTAATGATAAAAAAGAAGATGCACCAGAAGAGGAAGAAGATCCATTAGTAACGTTAGAAAAAGCCTATGCAGGAGGACATTACCCAAGCGAAGCTGTAGCGTCTACTACCTCTCAATTTACTAGCTTAATACAAAAGCAAATAAATGATGCTGATGCAGCTCTAAGTGAAACCGGTATGAGAGGACCAGTAGGAGGAAAACTAACAGTTTCTATGAAAGGAATATCAGGTTTAAAAATGCTTGAATATTTTACTATTCCTAGAGAATTTTTACCTGAAACTTGGTACCTTGGTAAAATTAAAGTAGGATTTAGAATAGGAAACATTTCACATGAGATAGGTACTGAATGGATAACAACTATTGAAGGGCAAGCAATAGTACTAAAAGGCAAATTTTAATGTATTTACCAAAATCAAAATATAAAGGACCATTTACAGCATCTGGAGGATCTGAAGCTATCTTGTATAAAGATACTTTAAAACCTTTCAATGGACAGTACATTATTACCTTTAAAAAACAATTATTTGAAGGAACCGACCCAGTTAATGTTAAAAAGGAATTAATATTTGAAAGTGAACATCTTAATAGCCTTAACACTACATCAGAAGAACCTAAACCTATAGGAACAGTTGTATCCCCAACAAAAAAAGACTATATTGCTAAAGAGTTTACTAGGTACTTTGTAAAAGATAATAGAAGTGGTAAAATAGTAGAAGTGGACAGTAAAGAACATACTAAAGCAGCCAACTACCCATCCTATACTACTATTAAGTTAAACTGGTGGCTAGAAGGTCCAGCAGAGGATACAAAGTTTGGTGGAATTACATATTACGGAGCTATAACTAGACATATTAAAGCTATAAAAGCAGCAGATAATAAAGTCAGTGGAATAAAAAATTACTTATTTCTATTAGATGAGTTTGTAGTTTAAATAAAAGTCCGTATATTGTAGTATAATATTAAAGGTTATAATTAAGTGTTTTATATAATAGAGGAAGAGCGTAAGCTCGAAAATTTAGAGAGGTTAATGAAATTAGGTGCTTACGTAGAAGTAATATCTAGTAATGACGAATTCCATCCTAAATTAACTCAAACTACAGCAGTATACATAAGACTTCATAAAAGCCATCACGGATACATAATTCCAATTAATCACGACGAAGGTATTAATGTAAATAAAGAACGTGTCTCTCGTCTTCTTAACAGTGTACAATCACTATATACCAAAGATAAGAAGGAGCTACTATACCACTTTAATATACAGGGAGCAATAGACATATCCTTACTATATTCAATGGTAAATTATAATAGGTTAGAGATAACTTGTAAAAACTCTACTTACAACTGGTACTACAACAAACATAAAGGTAAAAAGCAAATTAATCAACTCATTCCTATATCAAAGATATATGAGAAATGTGAGGAAACTTACGAACAAATTAAAAAAGTAATAAACCTAAAAGTACCCTCTGGATTTGAGTTTTATAATAACTTAGCTACAAATGTATTTTACTTATTAGAGCAACCTGGCATCGGTATACGTAATAACCAGTTTGAAGCGGCTTTTACTCCAAAAGATCCCATATATAACATAGACGGCAGTACTGTATATACATCGTATAACTTATATAATGCAACATCTCGACCTACTAATGCTTTTAATAGTGTTAATTTCGCAGCTATACCTAAAACTGAAGAACACCGAGAATGTTTCACACCTCAGAATGATAAATTTGTTGAATTTGATTTTGATGGCTACCATCTTCGTTTACTTTGCGAACAGATTGGATATGAACTAACAGATGAATCAGCACATAAACAATTAGCTAAACATTACTTTGGAACTGAAGATATATCAGAAGAGCAATATTTAGAAGCTAAACAGATTAACTTTCAAGCTATATACGGTAAAATACCTCATAAACATAAAAATTTGAAGATATTTAAGTTGATTCAAGAATTTATAGATAATATGTGGTCGGTATATGAAGAAATAGGAGAAGTATGCAATCCAGTCTCCGGTAAACCGTTTACAAAGAAGTTAGGAGAGATGCATCCAGCTAAGCTTATGAACTATATGATGCAAAGCTTGGAAACCTCAAGAAATATTCTTATATTGAAAGATGTACTTAGGTACCTCAAAGATAAAAAGACTACTGTAGTTTTATTCACTTACGATTCTTTACTTTTTGATGTTGATAAATCAGAGGGAAAGGAACTGCTAATAGAGTTAGAACAAATTTTAAACCAAGGGGGCAAATACCCCGTTAAATATAAAGCAGGAAATAACTTGCTTTTATAAAATTAATTACATATTTATACTAAATGGAAAATGTTATAGGAACTAATAATCGTTTTGATTACGATCTCAACGATATCACTATTAATGAAGACATGAGCAATAAATTATTCTGTACTTTCTCAACCGAAGGCACCTTAGATGCTACTTTAAGAGAAATACAAGAAAGGTATAAAATCATTTACAACAAAATTTTCGTACTGTACTCTAAAAGTCAAGATGAATATGTATGTACATATAACGTGGACTACGGAAACGTATCTAATTTTATAGAGAATACCATCTTAGTACATAGAAAGAAAGAATCTAACACATTATATACAATTAATGCACTAAATACACTTGTAAAAGAGTTAAACGGCGGAGAATTGGATAAAAACTTTAAAGTAAACTGGCCAGATTATAGGAATTGCGTTCTCCTAACAAAGGGTCCAGAATTAAAAAGAATTAATACTAAACTATTTCGTATAGTAGAGTTGGAGAATTAAAATATTCTTCGTATATTAATAATAAGTTATAAACAATTAAAAAACAGTTATATGGATTTGAATGCGATCAAGGCGAAACTAGAAGCCTTAAACTCTAATGGTCAGGAGAGAGAAAAAACAGACTACACAAAGATTTTTTGGAAACCAAGTATTGGAGAGCAGACTATTAGATTAGTCCCTTCTGCCTTTAACCCAACTATGCCTTTTAAGGAAATGAAATTCCATTACGGTGTAGGAAAGTATCCGATGGTAGCACTATCGAATTTTGGCAAACAAGATCCAGTAGAAGAGTTCGTAGCCGAACTTAAAAAGACATCTGATAAAGACAATTGGTCTCTAGCAGGTAAATTAACTCCTAAAACTCGTATCTTTGCTCCTGTATTAGTAAGAGGTGAAGAAGAGAAAGGTGTAAGACTATGGGGATTCGGTATTACTATTTACAAAGCTCTATTGGCAATCGTTGCTGATGAAGATTACGGTGATATTACAGACCCAGTAAACGGTACAGACTTAACTCTTACCATGGCTCAAGGGAATCCTTACCCAGAAACATCAGTACGACCAAAACGTAATAGTAGTGGATTGTCAGAGAAAGCTGATGAAGTAGATATCTGGTTAAAGAGTCAACCAAACCCTGAAGAAGTTCACAACGAGTATGATTACAACTATATTAAGAAACAATTACAAATGTATTTGGATCCTAATGCAGTACCGGCATCAGCTCCTTCTCCATCGGCAACTCCTGCACCA